AAATTGAACAATACTGCACGATTCCATATTATGAAGAATCGTTTTGGACCTGATGGGATTACATTCCCATCTAAGATGGATACTAATAATGGATTCATTGAGGTTTATGATGGTAACTCATCAGATGGAATCATTACTCAGAAAGAATCGGCAAATGGGCAAGAAATGGAGAAGCAATTACTACACAAAAAATATGTAGAAAACTTTGGATAGTGATTGTAAATCTATTAAATTACAATTAAGGTATTTTAACACCTGAGTTATGATGGGTACTCAAAATATCAAAAAGTAATTTATAAAAAAATACTATCAAAAATTTATTCATTTTAGAATATATACGATAGTTATATTCACCCAACTCAAATAAGGGTTGGTAACTTTAACAATTAAAAATAATAAAATTTATGGCAACATCGCAAGAAGTATTCGAACAAATTCAAGAACTATTCGTAGCGTTCGAAGAAAATCACAACGGAACAACCAAAGCAGCTAAATCAAGAGCTCGCAAACATATTGGTGAGATTAAAAAATTGGTAACGGATTATAGAAAACTTTCAGTAGAAGAATCTAAATAAAACCAATTATGAGCAAATTATTTAAAGAAAGAATTCCTTACAAACCATTTGAATATCCTGATTACTATACTGAGGGTTGGTTAAAACAAGCACAAGCGTTTTGGCTACATACTGAGATACCTATGCAGGGTGATGTAAAGGATTGGAACGAACATCTTACTAAAGAAGAAAAAAACTTAGTTGGTAACATTCTTTTGGGATTTGCTCAAACTGAATGTGCTGTATCTGATTATTGGACTACGATGGTTACCAATTGGTTCCCAAAGCATGAAATTAAGCAGATGGCTATGATGTTTGGTTCCCAAGAAACAATCCACGCAACGGCATATTCATATTTAAATGAAACATTAGGGTTGGATGACTTCTCGGCATTTTTGCATGAACCTGCAACAGCTGAGAAGTTTGAACTCCTAACAGCAACAACTAACAATTGGACACATACCGATTTGGAGAAAAATTCTGAAGCTAGACAGGAAGTGGCTCGTTCACTTGCAATCTTCTCAGCATTTAGTGAGGGTGTTTCACTTTACTCTTCATTCGCTGTTCTATATTCATTCCAAATGAGAAATCTATTGAAGGGTATTGGGCAACAAATGAAATGGAGTGTTAGAGATGAATCACTTCACTCAAAGATGGGTTGTCAATTGTTTAGAGAAATGTGTAATGAGTTTCCTGAACTTAAAGGTGATAGTAGAGAATCTATCGAAGAGGCAGCTAGACTTATAGTTGAGTTGGAATCAAAATTCATTGATAAAATGTTTGAAATGGGTGATTTAGAAAATCTATCATCATCTGATTTGAAAGAATTTATCAAAGCGAGAGCAAATACCAAATTACAGGAGTTGGGATACGATTCCATCTTCGAATACAACAAAGAGCAAACTGAGAACTTAGAGTGGTTCTATCACTTAACTGGTGGTTTGACTCATACCGATTTCTTCGCAGTTAGACCTACCGATTATTCAAAGGCGGGTGAAGGTGAAGATTGGGGAGATTTATTTTAATAAACCTTTGGTAAATTGAGATAAATTTCGTATATTTGTAGTATGAAACCATTTACATATTTAAATGAATGTTTGAAAACTGATATAGCACCCTCACCAACACATGGCATTGGGACTTTTGCTCTTAGAGACTTGGAAGTTGGTGAGGATGTTTTTATCAGATGGGGTGGTGAAACTAAATCATATATAGTATCGGAAGATGAATTTAATATATTACCAGATTCATCTAAATTTTTGATTTTAAAATCATATGAAAATCGAAAAGAATATCCGTTTATTTGGTTTAGATTGTTTAAAGATTCGTATTTTAATTTATCGAATCCTTGGGCATACGTTAATACAAAGGAAGAGGATGGTAATGTTGATTCTGTAACAAAGAAGATAATAAAACCCATTAAACAAGGTGAAGAACTATTCGGAACCTACAATTTAAAAAATACAATATTAAAATGACATTTGACGAATTAATAAATAACGTAAAAGGATGGGCTGATGCTAAGGATATCCTTAAACAAGAAAACGCTCCTAAACAACTAATGAAAGTGATGGAGGAACTCGGTGAAACTGCAGGTGCCATTGCTAAGAATAAGAAAACTGATGAGATTATGGATGGGATTGGTGATACTTTTGTTACCCTCATTATCCTTGCTTATCAAATGGGATTGAATCCAACTGAATGTTTGGAAGCAGCATGGAATGAAATTAAAGATAGAACAGGAAATACCGTAAATGGTGTATTTGTAAAAGACGAAAATTAAAATGGCTAAGAATTACGGAGAAGATTTAGGTTGGGAGTTAGGTGTGGATTTCCCTGAATGGGCTAACACCGAAATATATGTAAAAACAATTTCTAAGGGGTATTTAATCAATGATGAAAAACCAAAGGATGCGTATTGGCGTGTAGCAACAAGAGTTGCTCAACGTTTAAATAAACCACAAATGGCATCGAAGTTTTTTGATTACATTTGGAAAGGTTGGTTGAATCTTGCTACACCTGTACTTTCAAATACTGGTACCGATAGGGGATTACCTATTTCTTGCTTCGGAATTGATGTAGCTGATTCAATCTACGATATTGGTAGCAAAAACTTAGAATTGATGCTATTGGCAAAACATGGTGGAGGAGTTGGTATTGGTATCAACCAAATCAGACCAGCTGGGGCACCTATTACTGGAAATGGTACATCTGATGGTGTAATTCCATTCGCTAAAATCTACGATTCAACAATCCTTGCAACCAATCAAGGTTCAGTTCGTAGAGGTGCAGCATCGGTTAACCTAAATATTGACCATAAGGATTTTGAAGAGTGGTTGGAGATTAGAGAACCAAAGGGTGATGTAAATAGACAATCACTTAATCTACACCAATGTGCGGTAGTGGGTGATAAGTTTATGAGAAAGTTGGAAAATGGTGATGAAGAAGCTCGTAGAAAATGGGGTAAATTACTTCAGAAACGTAAAGCAACTGGTGAACCTTATATTATGTACAAAGGGAATGTAAACAAACAAAACCCAGAACCATATAAGCAAAATGGATTGAAAGTTCATATGACTAACATTTGTTCTGAAATCACCTTACATACCGATGAATCACATTCATTTGTGTGTTGTCTTTCTTCACTAAATGTGGCTAAATACGATGAGTGGAAAGATACTGATTTAGTTTATACCGCAACTTGGTTCTTAGATGGGGTTCTTTCAGAATTCATTCAAAAGGCTAAGAACCTAAAGGGTTTTGAAAATTCGGTACGTTCTGCTGAAAAAGGTAGAGCATTAGGATTGGGTGTATTAGGGTGGCACACTTACTTACAAAAGAATGGTATTCCATTTGAAGGTATGACTGCACAATTTGAAACTCGTAAGATTTTCTCTCAACTAAAGATTGAATCTGAAAGAGCGAGTAGAGATATGGCAGATGAATATGGGGAACCATTATGGTGTAGAGATAGTGGGATGAGAAATACTCACCTTAGAGCAATTGCACCAACTGTATCTAACTCTAAATTGAGTGGTGATGTATCAGCTGGAATTGAACCTTGGGCGGCTAATATATTTACTGAACAAACTGCTAAAGGAACGTTTATTCGTAAGAATAAAGAGTTGGAAAAGGTTCTACGAAAAGTTGGAATCAATACCAAAGAAATTTGGGATAAGATTATGGCTGATGGTGGTTCAATACAAGATATCTCAGAATTGGATGAATGGTGTTATTTGAATGGTAAGGTGATTAAGTTATCTGATGTAGATGAAACTGAAAATGATAAAACATTCACTATTAAGAGTGTATTTAAAACGTTCAAAGAAATTAATCAATTGGATTTGGTAAGACAGGCAGGTATTAGACAACAATATATTGACCAATCAGTTTCATTAAATTTAGCATTCCCATCAACCGCATCTCCAAAGTGGATAAATCAGGTAACGATGGAAGCTTGGAAGCAAGGTGTAAAGACGTTATATTATATGAGAACTGAATCAGTACTCAGAGGTGATATTGCAACACAAGCAATGGACCCGGAATGTTTAAGTTGTGATGGATAGAGTAAACAATTAAATAAAACAATTATGATAGAAGTAAAGAAATTTTATGGAACTTGGTGTGGACCTTGTAAAGCATTGACACCAACAATCAATAAGTTAAAAAACGAACATACTGATGTTACCTTTTCTGACTTTGATGTAGATAAAGATTTTGAAGAAGCTGCAAAGTATGGAGTTCGTAGTATTCCATTAGTTGTTATAGAACAAAATGGTAAAGAAATCCAACGATTATCAGGGTTACAATCAGAGTTGGCATATAATAATGTAATCAATGAGTTAAAAAAAGCAAGTTAAATGCCAATACTAAGAGGTCAGTCTCATCCATCTTCAAAGTTGACAGATGAGCAGGTTATACAAATAAGAAAGTTATGGAAAATGGGACACCGAAATGTGAGAGTTATGGCTCGAAACAATAAGTGTTCTTCAGCCAATATTCTAAGAATTGTTCGAAATGAAACTTGGACACATTTGAACGAATTTTGGTCTGGTAGTTTATGAAAGAAAACAAAACATATTGCGATACTTCAAAACTATCGATAAGACTCATAACGAAATCGGTAGCGAAGGATATCATTGTAAACAACCATTATAGTGGATTGTGGACAAAGGTATCCTACGCTATTGGTTTATTTACCTCCGAAGTAGAAGAGCATCCATTCTTTAGTGGTGTTGAAGATAAACTAATTGGTGTAGCTTGTTATGGAGACCCAATTGGTAGAAGTGCTGGACAATCAATCACACCATTATTAGAAAGAGATGAGGTATTAGAACTTACTCGATTATTTGTATTCGATGGATATGGTTCAAATATCGAAAGTTGGTTCCTATCTCAAACTTTTGATTGGTTAAGAGAAAACGCTCCTAAGATAAAGGGATTAATATCTTACTCAGACCCTAAAGAGGGACATTGTGGAACAATTTACCAAGCAACGAATTGGTTGTATCAAGGTAACAAACTCAGATTTAACGATAGTTGGGATTTCCGTTGGGAAGAAGATGGTGATTGGCATCATCAAAGAACTTCTTATGTCAAATTCGGAACAAACAATCCAAATGAAATTCAAAAGATGAGTTCATCCACATTTTGGATACGCAAGAATCCAAGAAAACATAGATATGTGTACATATTGGCAAAAGGTGGTATAAGAAGGAAGTTGATGAAAACCATAAAACATCCAATATTTCCATACCCAAAAGAAAACGAAGAATTTGTAGAAGAAATTATAAAAATGGAACCAATAAATTTGGAGGTTTCAAATTAATTTCGTATATTTGTATATTAAATAAAAACTGAATTATGACTGACTCGGACCACATCGAAGAAATACTAATGGAGGCATTTGCTCACAATATGAGAGATGAAGTAATCAATTGGGCTAACAAAGAAATGAAAGAAAACCCAAAACTTAGTAAAGTGGATGCATATGAAATCGCATTCAAAGAATGGTGTAAGTAATATAAATGAAGGAAGAAGGAAAACATTATTGTGATGCCACTAAAATTAGTGTAGCACCAATAGCTAAATCTATCGCTAAGGATATGATTATCAAAAAGCACTACACTCATGCTTGGACAGCATGTAGGTACGCTTTGGGTATATATCATACGATGGATGAAAAGGATGTATTTGGAAATGACCAAGAATTAGTAGGTGTAGCTGTATATGGATTCCCAGTTGGTGCTAAGGCATCTACTTCAGTTTGTGAAGGATTAACTAAGGATAATATCTTAGAACTTACTCGTTTATATGTAGATGATGGTTATGGTTCGAACATTGAAAGTTGTGCTTTAGGTAAAACATTCCAATGGTTAAAGGATAACGATAAAAACATCAAAGTACTTCTATCTTACGCTAATAATGGGCAAGGGCATGTTGGTGGTATTTACAAAGCTACCAATTGGATTTATCAAGGTTTGAACACGGACATCGCGTTGATGCCAAATTGGGGTATCTCACTATCAAATGACCCATATGATTGGATTCATAGTAGGACAGTTTATAATAATTGGGGAAGTGGTAACTTGGAACACCTTAGAAAGGAAATAGGTAAAGATGGTTACAAAGAATTTTGGAGAAGAGAAGAACCACCTAAACATCGATACATTCAGATACTTGCTACTAACAAAAAAGAGAAAAAGGATTTGATGAGTAGATTAAAGCATGAAATCAGACCTTATCCAAAAGATTTGAACGATTATAATACTGATATTGTTCATCACACAACATACGCACCAGAAGAATCAAACGAAATAAATTTTTGGTAAAATAATTAAGAAAAGACTTGCATGTTTCAAAATCTTTTATTATATTAGTAGGGTAATTGAGTGGGGAGAGATACTCTCAAAAATTTAAACCCTTAAAATAAATAAAACTATGTTAAACATTTCAAACACACCACAATCAATCAAAGAAGTACAACTTGGAGAAGTACCTACAATTTATGAAGGATATCTTTATCGTTACACTAATTTAGACAACAACAAAGTTTATGTTGGTGTTCATAAAGGATATGTAGGTGATGGATATTGGCACTCATCTACCAATAATGAATTTGGTAACGAATTTCAAAATTCGGATGCAAACTTTAAATTTGAAATTTTGGAGTATGGTAGTTACGCTGAAATGACGGTATCGGAACGAAAAATTCTAAAAGATAATAACGCTAAATCAAATCCAATGTTTTACAATAAATCAAATGGTGCAGCTAAATTCTCTCAACCTGATGTTGAGATGATGAAAGAGCTCGCTGATAAGATTGTAGAAGGTGGGTTTCCAATAACATATGAATCGGTAGATGATATCTATGAACTACCCAGATTGCAAGTTCGTGCAGAGGAGAGTAAAGAACTCCGACAAGAAATTAAAGAA